CCGGCATCGACAGCGAGCTTTGGCTGGCCATCTGGAAGGACGGCCACGTCGACTCCGGCAGTCCCAAAGGGATCTGCGCCTGCCTTGCCCGCTGAGCCGCACACGCGGCCACCAAGGGGCCTTCGGGCCTCTTTTGGGTTGTTCATCGATGGGAAGGAAACCGGCGAGACAGGCAATGCGTGGGCAATTTCGCGCCTGACAGTCTGCTTGGTTTCAGGGCAGATATTTGTGCACATTATGGCGCAGAATTAACTTGCTATATCTTCAAAGTAGAGTGATATATACACATGCCGAAGGGCAAACGACAACATTACCGAGGAGGAACCTACCATGAAGACCAACACCTACTTTGAAGAGCTCGACCGCATCGCCCGCGACTACGAAACCCGGCACGAAGCCCACAAGCAGCTGAAGCAGCAGATCATTGACACCAAGGGCTGGGACAGCGAAGAGCTGAAGGCCTGGTACAAAGAGGAAGAAGAAAACTTCCAGTACCCGATCAGCGCCGGAGCCTGCAAGGCATACAGAGCATGGCGCTACAGCGACACCGACGAGGTGATCATGGACGACTTCACCTGGGATCGGGAAAGACACGATTTCATCGCCACCCTCCGGAAAGCAGGCATTCAAACCCTGGTGGTTACCAATCAGTCAACCGGCCTTATGGAAGACCTGCACGGCTACGCGGCCGAGGGCTGCATGATGCTGGGCCTTTGCACCATCACCAAGAAGGACACCCGCTGGGGCGAAGAAAAAGAGGAGCAGATCATGGGGATCCGCTTCCAGCTGAACTAAGGCACATAAGCCTCGGACCATGATGGAGCCGGGAGGCTCCTTTGGTCGTATATACATAATGACAGCCACGGAATCTTTGTGCACATTATGATCGGAATATCCGCAGAATTGACTTGCTATTATTCCGGTTCAGAGTGATATATACACATGCCGAAAGGCAAACGACAAAGATTACGGAGGGCAAAGACCATGACAAACGCTTACGAACTGAGAAACCACTTTTTCCTGGAAGACTACAACACCGCGATTACCCGCGTGGATTTTGAGACCTTCTTTACCAAGACCAAGGAAAAGGTCATCTTCACTTTTAACGGCTGGGACGGCAAGAGCTACGACGGCGAAAGCCGAACAGCTACGGTTTACCGCACCAGCATCAAGGGCTACGAGAACGTCCGGCTGATCAAGGTCGGCAAGGGCCTGCACTACATCGAAGAAGACCGCATGGTCATCGAGAAGGCCACCGGCGAGAGCCATCCGGAAGCCAGCTGGCTGGTGGATGTCAAGAGATCCTGATGACAACGAAAGCAACCGGGAAAGGCAGCCTTACGAGGCTGTGTTTCTCGTCATAGATACACGATTACACCCTCAAATCTTTGTGTAATATATGCCTGAAAACAGACGGGATTATTTGAAAATATAACTTGCTATTTCTCCCGCGTAGAGTGATATATACACATGCCGAAAGGCAAAGGACCAACGAAGACGGAGGAGAAAGACCATGACGATTAACGAAGCGATGAGAACATACCGCCTGCCGAACCCGACTACCCCGGAAGACCTCGAATGCCGCTGGAGCAAGGTCCTGAATTTCGGAGATAAGGTTCTACTGGCCGGATACTACTACAACGGAAAGAATAAGCCCAGCTACTTCGGAGCGGTTTACGAGCACCTGGATGACGACCTTTCCTGCGAGGGAATCATTGGACTGGCAGCAGCCAGCGAGGTTGCCTTTGAGGATGACGGTCACGCGATCGCCTGGGCGATGCAGCAGTAAAGGAAGGTATTACATGGAACAGAGAAAAGAGCTTGCTTATGAGCGGCATGAATTGCCGTCACGATTTTGGGAACCAGAACCGCCAGAGGATTTTGAGCCAGAGCAGATTGATGACACGGAAGAGCTGGAACTGCCATTTGACTGAGTAAAAACGTGGACAAACCAGATTGCGATTTCTGATATCATGATATCGTCGAAAGAGCGGCGGAGCCGGAACCGCCTTACCAAAACACTCACTGGGGATAGAATTGGCGGCATCGGAACACCCTGAACCGCAAGGAGCGCGGAAATCCACAGGGCGGTCATGTGAGGACTCCTAACGAATGAAACCGTCAATGAGTAAAATCGTGGACATCTCATCTTGAGATTTCTGATATAGTGATAGCATCGAAAGTACGCGAGGATCTGTGGAGCAATTCCATGGGTCCTTTTCTTTACGCCATTACACGGGAAGGAGGGATCGGATATGGCGACTAGAGGCAGAAAGCCGACACCGACTGCAATCAAAGAGCTGGAAGGCAATCCCGGAAAGCGTGCCCTGAACGAAAAAGAGCCCAAGCCTCAGAAGAAAGCTCCTCCTTGCCCTAAGTGGCTGGAGCCGGAAGCTAAGAAAGAGTGGAGACGACTCGCTAAGAAGATGGAGGCTTTGGGTGTGCTCACCGAGGTGGATATGGCTGCCTTTGCCGGTTACTGTCAGGCATACGCGAGATGGAAGCAGGCGGAGGAGAGGATTACGGATCGCGGTCTGGTAATCCGCACCCCTTCCGGTTATCCACAGCAGGTGCCTTACATCAGTATCGCGCAGCAGTACCTCCGCCTTATGAATCAGTTTGCTGAACAGTTTGGTCTGACACCTGCGGCACGATCCCGCATCATTGCCGGAAACGGCGAGGGCGGTGTTGTGGACGAGATGGATGAACTTCTGGGAGGTAGCTAATGGAGAGGGAGAGACCGAAGGAATATCCAAAGCTGAAGGATTACCGCCCCAGCCGTTTCATGTTGCCTGACTCTCATTACGATGCGGCTAAAGCGGACAAAGCAGTACGCTTCATTGAGATGCTTCCGCATACCAAAGGACGCTGGAGCGGAAAACCGTTCTGGCTACTTCCCTGGCAAGAGCAGATCATTCGGGATGTGTTCGGCATCGTCAAGGAAGACGGGACACGCCAATTCCGCACGGCCTATGTGGAGATTCCGAAGAAAAATGGAAAACAGCTTGATATCGGAACACCTATCCCGACTCCAGATGGCTTTACCTGCATGGGAGACCTGAAAATCGGGGATATCGTTTTTGATGAGTGCGGAAAGCAGTGCCATGTCGTTGCTAAAAGCGCAGTCGATGATACAGAGCAGGCGTACCGCCTGACATTTCGAGATGGCAGCTCGATTATTGCTGGTGAGAGACATCTCTGGAACTGCGAATACATCTATGGAAAACCCCGGAGCGTTCAGTGGACAACAGGTGAGATTTACCGAAGGACGCAGAGGTATCGGGATCATTATAGGGATAATCCGGTAGAAAGCCGTCGATCCGTTATCCGTATTCCTGTTGCTGATGCACTACAGACATCAGAGACCGCGCTTCTTGTTGATCCATATCTGTACGGCTATTGGCTCGGAAACGGAAATGCAATGAAACCTGAAATCACGGTGAGGAATGGAGATGTGGAAAGCATAATCTCCTTTATCCCGTACAAACCGCATAACCGTTATCCGCAGAAATGCGGAGGAAGCGAGATCCTCAATTATACGCAGCTTAAACCAATCCTGCTGGATTCATTCCGGGAGAAGAAAATCCGACCGGAATACTTGAGAGCGTCTGAGGAACAGCGCTGGGCTTTGCTCCAGGGATTAATGGATTCCGATGGATGCATCGGAGAGCGAAAAGCGCAGAGCGTATATGTCACGACTCTGAAAGGACTCGCCGAATCTGTCAGAGAACTGTTGTGGTCGCTTGGCATTAAGAACGCAGTCAAGGCTGAACCATCTACAAGACATGGATGGCCGACAGGAGAAATCCTCTATGTGATTCGCTTCACAACATTTGATGACCAGCCTACATCGAGGCTGATCCGGAAGAGCCTGCGGCAACGTGTCAGAACGAGGCAGACACGATCCAATTTCCACTACCTGATGAATATAGAGCCGCTGGATCATTCGGTCAGGATGCAATGCATCCAGGTGGACAGCCCAAGCCATCAGTATCTTGCCGGGACATCAATGGTGCCAACGCACAATAGTGAGCTTGCGGCTGCGGTGGCGCTCTACCTTCTGTATGCAGACAATGAGCCTTCTGCAGAAGTGTACGGCGCGGCGGCAGATCGCCAGCAGGCATCCATCGTATTTGATGTGGCCAAGCGCATGGTGGAAATGACCCCGGCGCTCAACAAACGATCCAAGCTGATGGGAGCGACCAAACGTATCATTAACTACGCTAACGCAGGTTTTTATCAGGTGCTCTCGGCGGAGGTTGGCACCAAGCACGGTTTGAACGTATCCGGCCTTGTGCTTGATGAGCTTCATGCTCAACCTAATCGGAATCTGGTGGATGTGTTGACAAAGGGTTCCGGCGATGCCAGAACCCAGCCGCTGTACTTTCTGATTACGACAGCAGGAACGGACAGGAACAGCATCTGCTATGAATATCACACGAAGGCGAAAGACATTCTGGAAGGAAAACGAATTGATCCGTCCTTTTATCCGGTGATCTATGGCCTGGATGATGGCGATGACTGGAACGATGAGAAATCCTGGTACAAAGCAAATCCCAGCCTCGGTTATACGATCCAGATCGATCGTGTCCGGGATGCGCACAGGGAAGCGCTCACCAATCCGGCAGAAGAGAACGTGTTCCGGCAGCTGAGGCTGGATCAGTGGGTCGGCAGCTCCGTTGCCTGGATACCGGAGCATATTTACGATCAGGGAAACATCCCGATAGATACAGATCGGTTAAAAGGCCGTGAGTGTTACTGCGGACTGGACTTATCCAGCACCAGTGACATCACGGCTTTTGTCATGGTGTTCCCTCCGCAGTATGAGGGAGATAAATACATCGTTGTGCCGCATTTCTGGCTTCCAAGAGAAACGCTGGATCTCCGGGTACGACGGGATCACGTCCCCTATGATGTATGGGAGCGGATGGGACTGTTTCATGTAACGGAGGGCAATGTGGTCGATTACAACTTCGTCCGAAAAACCATCAACGACCTGCACACGCAGTTCAACATCAGGGAAATCGGTGTAGACCGCTGGAATGCCACCCAGCTCATCACTGATCTGGAAGGTGACGGCTTCACCATGGTCCCGATCGGTATGGGCTTTAAGGATATGAGCCCAGGCATGAAGGAGCTGTATAAGTTGCTGCTGGAAGGCAAGATCATCCATGGCGGCAACCCGGTTCTGCGTTGGATGGCAGGGAACGTTGTGGCGGAGATCGACGCTGCGGAGAACATCAAACCCAGCAAAAAGAAATCGACAGAAAAGATTGACGGTATTGTTGCCTGGATCATGGGCCTGGACCGGGCGATTCGCCATGAGCGGCAGGGCAGTGTATATGACGATCCGGAGCGTGGACTCTGGGTCTTTTAAGATTGGAGGAAGCTTATGGGATGGAGAGAATGGCTCGGTTTCAGTAACCCGAGAGATGCTCCTAAGGAGGAGCTGCCGAAGATAGAAGATAATGTCCGGGATTCGGGCAGCATTTTCGTTTTCGGGCAGACCATCAGCGGAGAGCGTGTGGATGAAAAGAGTGCCCTGCAGATCACAACGGTCTATGCCTGTGTACGTCTGCTGGCAGAGACGGTGGCGAGCTTGCCGCTGCACCTTTACAAGTTTACCGAAAAGGGTGACGGCAAGGAACGCGCTACAGATCATTCGTTGTATAAAATCCTGTACCGGCAGGCCAATCCGGAAATGACTAGCTTCTCTTTCCGAGAAGCAATCATGATGCACCTACTCCTCTGGGGCAACGCCTATGCGCAGATTGTGCGCGACGGCAAAAATGACATCCTCGGCCTGTATCCTTTGCTCCCCGAAAACATGGAGATCGACAGGGCTGAGAACGGGGATCTGTTCTATACCTACCACGCCTATACGGATGAAGTTCCGGGAGAGCATGACAAGGACATTATCTTCCAGAGGGATGAAATTCTGCATATTCCAGGGCTCGGCTTCAATGGGCTGGTAGGCTTCAGCCCGATTGCTATGATGAAGAATGCCCTTGGCACAACGCTGGCAGTAGAGAAATATGGCAGCGCCTTTTTTAAGAACGGCGCACAGCCTGCTGGTGTGCTGGAGCATCCGGGTGTGCTGAAAGACCCGCAGAAGATCCGGGACAACTGGATGAATGCCTATGGCGGTGCAGGCAATGCCCACAAGGTGGCCGTGCTCGAAGAGGGCATGCAGTACAAACCGATCTCCCTGCCGCCGGAGGACAGTCAGTTTCTTTCCACCAGAGAATTTGGGGTGGAAGAGATCTGCAGAATCTTTCGTGTGCCTCCGCATATGGTCCAGGATCTGAAGAGGGCGACTTTCAACAATATCGAGCATCAGTCCATCGACTTTGTAATGCATACGATCATGCCCTGGCTCATCCGAATTGAGCAGGCGATTATCAAAGATGTGCTGATCGAGGAAGAACAGGACCAGTACTTCCCAAAGTTCAACGTCGACGGCCTTATGCGCGGCGATTATCAGTCCCGCATGAATGGATATGCTGTGGGCTTTTCGAACGGCTTTCTTTCTCCCAACGACATCCGCAGACTGGAAAACATGGACCTGATCCCTGCTGAGCAGGGCGGTGATGATTACTACCTGAATGGGTCCTATACCAAGCTGAAGGATGCCGGTTCTGCCTATGGCGCAAACCAGGTGGCGGAGCAGGAGAAGGCACAGCCTGAGGAAGATACACCGGAAGAAGAGCAGCCGGATGAAAGCCCGGATGAAGAAAAGGAGGAGCAGGGTGAAAGTAAAAATCACGCCGAGCGTCATGCGCAGCGCAAGGCACAGCGAAGAGGCCGAGCGCCTCAGAAAGAGAGGTAAGAATCGTGCAGAAATTCTGGAACTGGGTTCATGACGACAGCGGCGGCAGGGTGCTCCGACTGGAGGGGCCGATTGATTCGGATTCCTTCTGGGGCGATGAAATCACGCCGCAGATGTTCCGAGATGAACTCTACGCGGAGGAGGGAGACATTACCCTCTGGATTAATTCGCCCGGCGGTAATGTGTTCGCCGCTGCGGAAATCTATACCATGATCCGGGACTATCCCGGCAGCGTGACGGTGCGCATCGCAAGTATAGCGGCCTCCGCTGCGTCTGTGGTTGCGATGGCAGGCAATCTCGTGCAGATGTCCCCGACGGCCCTCCTCATGATTCATGATCCTTCCACCATTGCCATGGGTAATGCCAAGGATATGGAGAAGGCGATCACCACGCTCAACGAGGTGAAGGAGAGCATCATCAATGCCTACGCGGCGAAGACTGGCCTTTCCCGAAACCGCATCAGCAAGCTCATGAGCGATGAGACCTGGCTGAACGCCAAGAAGGCAGTTGAGCTGCGATTTGCCGATGAAATCCTGTTTGCGGATAAGCCGAAAGAAGACCCGGACGAGGATGAACCGGAAGAGAAACCGGACACCGATCCGGATGAGCCTGACAAGGAGGAAGAAGGCGGAGATGAAAAAGAAGAGCAGAAAAAGCCCTTCAAACTCAAAGAAGCGGGCGCTGTTTGGCAGTACTCCACAAAGGCCATGGGACAGACCATCCTTAACCGGCTCGGTGTGTCCGATGAAGCAGCAGTCCCCGAAACCGATGCTCCGGCACAGGAACCTGCCGAGGCAGGGGTAAACACAGATCCTCCTGTGGCGGAGGAACCGAAACCGCCCGTGATCGGCATGGACGGCAGAACCGAAGACGGCAGCGTGCCGTATGAAATCCTGAAAGACAGGCTGGAGTGGATGAGATGATCCGCCCCGGCTTTTCTTTTGCCCCAATTCATTATAACGACCGGAGCGATTCTCCGGAGAAAGAGGTTTTTCATGAATAAGATTATGGAACTGCGCAACAAGCGCAATACCCTCTG